CAATGACTTAGAGAGATTTTGAAAGTCACATAAGTTCCATTATGTTAAATGTGTTGATTCAATTACATAATTACCGAAAGTAATGGGTAACTCATATGTAACGCATTGATTTTGTTGGTATTTCCGGCGTCCCCGCCCCCTGTTGATAACTTTTCTCGGTCGGGGGTTTGCGCGGTTGGATTTAACTCCCGCACCGCAATCCCCCAAAAAATAAAAAAAATCTTGGGAAAAATGATATGGTAAGGCCATGACCCGAACGGATGTGGAGCTTTTGGTGATGTTGGCCGCGTGGTGCGCGGTGATGTTCGGGTTTGGGGTTTTGATTGACAAGAACAGTTGTGACGATAGGAATGGAAGGTATGTGTTGGTGGGGCATTGGCTCGAGTGCGAGATCACGGACGATAACGAGATCAGACTGCCGCTGACGGATGATGAGCGGTGACCGAGGAAATTGAACAGCCGGTGAAGCGCAAGCGCGGCCGGCCGCCGAATCCGAAAGCGCCGGATCACGGGCATCGGCATATGGGGCAGGTTGCGCCGTTTCCGTTGGAGCGATTTAAGAAGTTTTTGAGCGTGTTGAAGGTGCAGAGCCGGGATTACGGCTTGGTGCCGTTTAGGATGCTTGGGACGCAGGAATACTTGCTGAGCGAGATCGTGAAGGGGATTGAGGAAGGGATTACGACGTTCGTGATCCTGAAAAGCCGCCAGATCGGCATCAGCACGTTTTTGCTGGCGCTGGACGTATTTTGGGCGATGGAGCATCCGGGGCTTCTGGGCGCGTTCTCGACGCACGAGGAAGGCGCGAGAGAACAATTTAGAAATCAGATTGATGTTTTCTTTCAAACCTTGCCATCGATTTTCAAGATCGGCTGCTCGACTAATAACAAAATGATGATGGTGCTTGAGAACAATTCGCTGTTCCGGTATTTGATCGCCGGGACGCGGGGCAGTACGAACAAGTTGGGGCGCTCGGGCGGGTACAATTATTTGCATAGCTCTGAGACAGCGTTTTATGGATCGCCGGAGGACATAACGGCGCTTAACCAAACGCTGTCGGAAATTTATCCTCACCGGCTTTATTTTTTCGAGAGTACGCCAAACGGGTTCAATCACTTTCAGGAAATGGTGGAGATCGCGCAGAACAGCCCCGCGCAGAGGTTTATTTTCATCCCGTGGTGGCGGAACGAGCTTTACGAGTTCGGCAAGGAGCATCCGCTATTCGAGAAATATATGCCGAAGGGCAGGGACACGCCCTTGACGGCGCACGAACGGAAAATGGTGAAAGAGGTCCGGGAACAGTTCGGCGTTCAGCTTACGGCTGGCCAGATGGCGTGGTGGCGGCATCATCTTGAAACCAAGTGCAACAATGACCTGTCGCAGATGCTTCAGGAAATGGGGGCCACGCCGGAAGAATGTTTTGTGGCTACGGGATCCCAGTTCTTCACCAATGAAGGGCTGACGGCGATGGTGAGGGACGCCAAGCGGCACAAGTGTATGCCTTTCGCTGTGAAACTGACGAAATCGCCGGGGGATACCCAAGTGCGCGGCTGTATGCTGGCGTCGGCCGAACTGAAGATTTGGGAGGAACCGTCGCCGTATGGCGTTTACGTCTTGGCTTGCGATAGCGCGTTCGGCCAGAACGAGGACAGCGATCAGAGCGTGATTTCCGTGGGCCGGTGCTACGCGGATAGGGTCGTGCAGGTTGCCGAATATGCCTCGCGGTCGGTTCAGCCCTACCAACTTGCATGGGTGCTGGCCTATCTGGCCGGGCTTTACGGCGATGTGATGGTGATCCTTGAGTTGAACAATTCCGGCATGGCGGTGTTTGCCGAACTGAAGCGGTTCAAGGAAAACAATCGCATGATGCCGATTTCGGATGCTGATAAATCGTTGCTGAACGCGCTCAAGTGCATGAAGGAGTATTTCTATAAGCGCGAGGATACGCTAGGCGGCGGGCTGTTGCGCCAGTGGGTCACGTCGCCCAATAACAAGGTTCACCTGATGGAACGCTACAAGACCGGCTTTGAGACAGGGCGATGCCATGTGCGGTCGATGCAAGCCCTTGAGGAACACCGGCATATTGCGCGAGAGGACGGCAATATCGCGGGTGCCGGTAAGCACAACGATGACCGGGTAGTGACGTTGGCGCTGATGTACTACGCCTACGATCAATGGATCAGGCTTTCGGCGCAGGGCAAGACCTTCGCCAAGGAAACCGAAATGGAACGGCGCGGCGGTCCGAACGTCGTCAACACGCTTTTAAACAATTTCATGGAAAACCGGGGCATATCCGTGCCGGATGAGGTTGAGCCGGATGAAACCGCAGTTTGACGCGCCGGATTTATCGGGCGTCATGACGGCGGCCGAGATCGAGACTTGGTATCTGGCGGCGCAGGGGGATCATTGGCATCAGCGGCAGATGCCGGTTGGGCCGGGGATAATGGCCGCGATTGCCGGCGTCACCCACATTTGGATTCGCTATTTTATTGAGCATCAAGAACGCTACGCACCGCATAGGTACGGTGTGGCGGTTCACAAAATGTCGGACGCGATTAAGTCTATCGAGGCGCGCAGGGTGATATGGTCCGGTGGTGTAAAACGAGGGCGGAAAACGGAAATCTCGTATTTGCGCGCCGCTAGTCTCTCCCGCCCGCGCATGGCCGAAGATCGGGCTTTTGATCCCCGCGCCCGCTGTAGCACATGCGGCTGCAACAAATGGCTACCGGCAAGCGTCTATGGAAAAAGGCATATCTTGTGTTATAGTTGCTTGCCGCCTGACCAGTGGCCGTCTTTCGGGGCCGTTCCTTCGGACGTTAACCTAATCGCGCGGTACATGAGGGAACAAAATGCAAAGCTATGTGTGCCGCTCGACCGTGTGCAGTAAGTCGCGCCAGAATGCATTCGGTAGGTTTTTATCGCCGGGAGAGGCCGAAGCTTGCCCGCGCTGCGGTAGTGAGGATATTCAGAAAGCGGCTAAGGTTAAATTTAACTTTGGAAATTCATATACTTGCCTTGAATGCGGCGAACGCTCCGATTTTGAGCAACCTGAAGATGTTCCCTATTGCTTATTTTGCAACAGCGAGGATGTGTGCTGGTTGCCGCAGAAATTCGCATCCCCCGGCGAGATCGACAAGACGTTGCGCATGGTTGCCGACCGCTATGGGCTTTCGGACATGGGCCAGCGCGGTGGTACGAGGGCAGGGGAAAGCGCCCGTAAGACGCGCGTACAGCCCTCGGTCGAGCGTTATCAAAATGTCGAGGGCATCAACGTGCCGGTCACGGACAGCGTAACATCGACATGGGCGAAGGCCGAGATACCGACGCGCATTAACAACATCAATGCGACAGCCCCCTATGCCGGATTACCGGCGTCCAAACCGATTCCGTTCACTGAGATTCAGGCTGCGACTAAGGGGGGCTAATGAACTACAATAAATGTCCGTGGCTGATGTATGAACCGAACGTCATGCTGGAAACGCATACGTGGAATAATTACGTTGCCACTTTTATGATGGAGGAAAACGACAACGATCCGGACGGCGTGATTGTGGTCGAATTTCCTGCGAATGAAAATCCTTCGGGGGCCGCGTGAAAATTCCCTCCGAGCAAAGTGAACTTCAGGGATTCATCGAATACATAATTTCGATATGCCTTGCCTCGCGTGAGGACCGCAGAAGTTTGTACGAGAAGCGCCGCCGTTATTTCAACTTCGGACAATCCGCAGATACCAAGGCTAAGCACAATCGCTTGAAGGCGCATATCGGGCTTGTGTCGTCAATGCTGTTCTCGCCGGACAGCCTGAATTATTCACTAGCCGCGCCGCGCAACGCGAATGAACTTGAGATCGAGCAAATCACGGCGCTGCAAGATAGCTGGAATCAGGACGTGCAGGATGACGGCTTGGCTGACGTTGTGGCCGAGGCGGTTACATGGTCAATCGTTTTCGACACGATGATTATCAAGCAGGGCTGGAACGATGTTTCCAAGCAGCAATTCGGGACGTTGGTCGAGCCGTGGGCGTTCGGCGTATTCCGGGAAAGTGTAACGGATTTCTCGGCGCAACCGGCTTTTGTCCAATGCTATACGATTGATTACGACGAGGCTTGCGAACGTCTTGTGCGGGCGGGTAAGCGTGGCGATATTGAAAAACTAGGCGCAGCCACGGAAGATGAGGATATGGGGCTGCCGCGCGTCGTGTCGCAACTGATCGTCGCGGCAACGTCAGGTTCGGCGCTTTCCGGCAATGTGCA